TCAACATCTGTCTCTTCAACATCAACATCTGTCTCTTCAACATCAACTCTATCGGCAATTCCAAGCTTCTTTGCGACAGCCATAACAACATCCGTGAGTATGTCCTCGCGCTCTTCAACATCCATACCGCCCAGCATTCCCTCGTCGCCGCCGAGATCCTCGTCGCCGCCGAGATCCTCGTCACCTTCACCTTCTTCGGGCTCCCCAAGTTCTACCGGCTCGTCGGCGCCGGGGAATTCTTCAACAGGCTCTTCTTCCTCTTCTTCCTCTTCGGGATCTCTGGCGCCAGGATATGCTCCCTCACCCATCTCTCTAAGACGCTCCTGAGCAATAGGTCGCAAGTTTGCGAGCTTCATAAACTGGCGAATCTCGCCTTCTGATAGTAATTTCTTACGAGCCATCTTAAAATCTCCTTGTTTAATGACATAAACTTCAAAAATAAATAGTAAGCTGTTTCGATAATAACCTTAAAATCGAAAACAACCTATTAAATTTAGAGACTTGAGTTTCTTTAAGGCCTTGCTTTCTATCTGCTTGATGCGCGCGAATGATAAGTGCTCTCGCTCCGCTACCTCTCTGAGTGTCATTGGGCCGCGTTCATAAACGGACACCAAGGTGCAGTTGTATTCATCGGGATAGTCTTGCCAAAGGCGACAGTCTGTCTCTTTACATTCTTTCTTTTTCTTCATACACTTGCGAGAGCACTCGCGCAGGCCATCGACCTTCATAACTCTGGGTGCTCTTCTTCTATGAGGTCGAAGATACTTTCTATCTCGCCGTCATTCAATCCAAAATCTTCCATTTTCTGCTTTCCTTTGTTTCTCAACTGTTTTGATTTTGCTTTCTTTTTCTTGTTCTGTGGTTTTATCTCATCAATATAACTTTGTATGCGCTCGTCATCATCAAGGTAGCCAGCGATCATCGCACGAAAAAACTTTGACTGGGTTACACCATCGTGACGCAACTTTAAGATAAGCTTGGCATGCTGATGTGTGTTCTCAACAAACGCAACCTTCTTATCCAAATGAGGATTGGCTACGTCACCGGGCATTACCAGTTCCTCGTATTGATATGGGTGCGGCTTTCAGATAAGCCGGATGTGGTCTGCGATACAAACTTGGCTTTATTGTGTAATTCGCGCAAATTACGCGCGCCCGTATATGAAAATCCAGAACGAATACCCCTTTCAAGATCTTCAAGAATTACTGATACAGGGCCTCGGTGTGGGACGCGACTGACAACACCCTCAAAAGACGAATACTTGCCCTTCCAATCAATTTGAGCCTCTTTAGAGGCCATTCCTCGATAAGTTTTCCAGCGGCCGCCTTCCATATTCATATGAATTTCTCCAGGCGTCTCCGTCGTTCCTGCGAGCAAAGAGCCCACCATCACAGCGTCGGCGCCGGCGGCCAAAGCCTTGACCATATCGCCAGAGTTTTTAATGCCTCCATCGGCGATAATTTTTACATCCCTGTCTGTTTTAGCACACTCGATAATCGTTTGTAATCCAGGCAGTCCGTGGCCAGTTTGTATGCGCGTGGAACAAATAGAGCCTCCCCCTATGTTGCACCGCACAGAATCAGCACCCCAATCAGCGAGATCGTTGATGCCTTCAAGTGTTGCAACATTACCGGCCATGATGTGATACTGATCTCCAAACAGGAGTCTAAGCTCCCAGAGGGCCTCTTTCATCATAACATGGTGGCCATGGGCCACATCCACACATAAAAAGTCGGCGCCGGCGTCTGCGAGCGAGCTAGCTCTTTCCAAATAATCTCCAGAAACACCGATCGCCGCTCCCACAATTATAGGAGACTCTACTTTGTTAACGGCGACGATCTGTTCCGGGATAGTGTTATAGCGATGGATAATGGCGCTAGCGCCGACTTTTCCCATCGCATTGCCCATGGCTCCTTCAGATATTGTGTCCATAGGAGAGGCAATAACAGGTAGCTGAAGTTTAACCCCCTTTCCTAGATCTGTCGAAATGTCGATCTCTGACCGCGAGCGAATATCAGAGTATTGCGGAATCAACAACACATCGTCATATGAAAATGTTCTATTCATTTTTTAAACCTCGCGGCAAATTGATTCATTATGTTGTGATATTTTTCAGACAATTTTTGTGCTGTCTTTTGTATTTCGGCCGGTATATCTATCTTATACTTTTCTGGTATATTTGGTTCTATTTTTACCATCAACTCGTTGCACATGAACATGTTTGCGTGCAACCATTCTTCTTGAGAAAAGACTTTGGGCTTCAGGGTGGCCTCCATTATTCTGCAAATCTTTGGTCGGGACTCATATATAGCACATGTGCGATCTTCTAACAAGTGCTTGCACGTTCCATCATCTTTTGTTGGAAGAGCTTCATTGAGATCTCCAACGACATCCTCCTCAAAAATACCGCGCTCAGCGGCTTTTTTAAAAAAATCTATAAGATTGTTGTGCGCGGAATCAACAAACTTACAGCAGGCGCCGCATTTTGTACATGGAAATTTGTTATTTTTCATTTGTTGCTCTCAATAAATTCAATTATGTCTCCAGGATAATACCAAGTAACTTCGTGAGGCTCCTTTGGATCTTCCAAAATAGAAATTCTATTTACAGGGTCGTGCTTGCAGCACTCATTCTTGACGAATACAATTGAAGGCACGCCATTTAATTTAATTATCGAATCCAAATTAGGATGATCTTGTATATTAAATGCAAAAAAGTTAATATCCGGGTGACGGGACGCAATTTTGTGGAATCCATCCTTTAATGAAATACAATAATGGCAATTATTAGAATAAAATTTAATTACACAAGGCCCTGGTTCGCTCATCTTGCCGGCGATAATTTTCTGTAAAGAAGCCGGCGATATTCTATCGATCATTTGTTATTTTTTCCTTAAAATCTTTAATTACGCTTTTGGCAGTTTCCCAACATTGAGGGCAATATAATCTAACAGTTTTCTCATCTTTAACAACTACGTTCCATGTACGAGCCATATCTTTGCTTTTCTTATCAAACGGCGCTAGACACGTCAAACACTCATCTGGTAACTGATCAAATTGGAAAATTTTATCAGCAAGTTTTTGCGAATTATCTTTTCCCACTTTCTTCTCCATTGCTCGGCGCTGCTTGCGATTCATCGATTCATCGTTCCAAATATCTGTTGCTTGTTTGTGCCGTCAAACACTATAACAGCTGATGGAAACGGAGCGCTGTTAACGCTGTCTCCAAACTTTAACCGACCCTTGAGGAAATAAACCCCTGAAGCCTTCATCACATAATTGTGCCAATACTTTGTGTCGGTTCGCGATGGGATAAGCATAACTACTCGGGTTTCTCCATCTCTTGATGTATCATAACCCTTCTTGATCCATTTGTCAATACCTTTTCCATATGGAGGATTAACAAACACAGTGTGTCCCGCCCAATCTTTTGATAGTCCATCTTCTGCTTCTGTGTAGAAATTTGCGCACTTTGTGTTGTGTGGATTAGCGCACGGATCCAAATCAAATGGTCCGAATCGCCAGTTAAGTTTATCAAAGAACTCTTGAGGGGTTGCCCACTCTCCTGTCTTTGAGCTAAACATTGTTTTTTGTGTGTCTTTTTGCATCAATTGTACAATACCTCCTCTGGTTCGTTATGGGTTTCTGTTATAAACACGGGTTCCAATTCAATATTTTCAACTTCAGACTCAACTCGCTGTCCGAAGTCTTCATCGAAAATATTTAGCAAGGTACCTTGGGCTGCAATGATTCTATTTTTAATTTCGTCATCTTCGTACATCAAGGCGCAACAAGATGCAGCAATCTGCTGTAGACGTAGTGCTATTTGGCGGCCGGATGTGGTTTCGTAAAGGCCTTTTCTGATCCACGGATCTTCCACATTGAGCAGAACTTTGACATATGGATCACCTGCGGTAAATTCTATATTATATGGGTAAACTGAGCCGGGCCAAGATACATCTTCAAACCTAATTTCAAGGCTTGAGTCACCTACATCGACCGACTGGCCTCGATATTTTGAATTTGTTTTCGTAGCTTTCCTCTTGCTTTTGGTAAAGATTTTATTAATCCTTTCGGTTGTCTTTTTTTCGCTACTCATCCTCGCTCTCCCCATTGAATCGGGCAACGGAGTTTTCTCAATCAACGACTTGATCTGATCCCGGGTGCCCTTAGTCATATTTGCTGCGGAATCGCGAGCCTCTTTGCCAAGTCTTTTGAGGTAGGGGCCAATAATAACCCTCTTCACATACGACTTAAAATTATCGTCAATGACAACTCCCTTTTTACCATAATCGGTTCTGATAGGCGGCTTGCTATCACGAGTATCCCTTCCGCTATCAACAAAAGCAATCTCGGCATATAGGTTGCCAGCAGCGCTGGAGTGCTTCCAAAATGGCAAGTTTGTGATCTCTCTACCATTTCTAATAAAATAAGCTCCTTGTCGAATAACTCCACTATGATACGCTCCTAGTGAATCCAGGCCCTCCATTTGAGAAGAGCGTTCGCCCTTTGTTAGTTTTGTGTGACTAAGAAGAACCTTGAATTTATATCCATTATAATCAAATTCACTAAAATGTCCGTCCTTGTCACCAATAAAAACATTGGTCCTTTCATGTGAAACACATAGCGGGTCCGTTGGTACCAACGGACTGTCCTTGGCACTACCCAAATAAACGCTACAAGGCAAGCTATAACCAAGCTTACTATCGGGGTTCAAAATATGTCGATAATAATGCGCTATCTTCCTTCGAAGAGTCTGTCGAATCGAGGAAGTGGTCGGAACTCCATCAAGAATACCTTCGACTATAATCAGTGTGCCTGATTTGCGCCCAACCGTGGTTCTGAACAAGTTTCTATCTTGGTCTGTAATGTCTCCAGTGTCGAGAAACTGAGCTTCCCACTTTCCGACTTCAAGTATGTGTTCAAAGTCAACGGATGCTCCGACCAAATTTCCAACGTCAGTAGTTGTGGTAAGAATCTTGAGCCTAGTTCCTAGCGTTTGAGCGGCGGATTTCATGCCCATGCCAAATGTGCCGGTCGAATCTTGTGAAAGCGTTCGTGTTTTAGACTCTCCCATAGAAAAGATAGCGCCACTCATTAGAAAGCTTTTTTCGATTCCAATGCCGTTGTCGCTAATCCGAATGCTTCCCGTGTTTTTTTTCTTATTTGCGGACACAGGGTGGATTCTGACAAAGTAGCCTTTTTTCTTTTTTGAATTTTCGATCTTGCACCTAATTGCGTCAAAGCCATTATCAGCAAATTCAAAAATTGCCTCAGTCCAGTCATACCCCGTTCTTGCCGTCGCGTGCAATATCTCCGTTGAAGGTGTGATATTAATTTTTTTAGCCATTGTCTGTACTCCCTAGGGCTCCTGTGCCCCTGTTGCTAATGGTAATGGGATAATTATAGAGATCCCCATCTCTGTTCTCATATGGATTGAAGGGTACAACGGGCACCATCACAAGTTGCGCGATCTTATCGCCGTCTTGAATGACGCGCGTTTCGCGGCCGATGTTGTGAAGATTAACGAAGACTTCGCCATCATAACCAGAATCAATCACGCATGCGCCCACAATCAAGCTAAGCTTTGAGGCGATACTTGAGCGGTTCTTTACCTCAAGCATGTAACCGTGGGGCGTTCCAAACCGCAAGCCTGTCGGAATCAGCCGGCTGGTGCCGGGGTGAATCGCGATAATCTCTTGCGGCTCTGTTGCTGAGTAAAATACGTCCAGTCCAGCGTCCGATGGATTCGCACGCTGCGGACTGTATGCGCTTTCTCGCGTCTTTGCGTACTCTACTATCATTCTTCTTCGTCTCCGATAAGTCCCGCAAGCATATTGAAATTCTCAACAACCTCGTCAATGTTTACCTTACCCTTGTAAAGTCGATACGCCTTCACAGCGGCGCGGATCTCGTCGGTATTGAGCCAGCCGTTCTCACGGAACTCAGAGCGCAGCTCTCGCTTCTGCTCCTTATATGGTTCGATACATTCTTCAATTGACGCCAGTGAGCGAATATACTCTTTGACGTAACGTTTTCTTTCTTCATTTGTTGAAGCCATTTTATCCCTCCTTGGATACTTTATTATTATAACAAACTGTGATCTGTCTGTCAACTATTATTTGAAGTCAAATTCAACTTTTACGCCAATCTTCATCTCTGGGATGTGTAGCTTGTTTGCGAGCTTGTGGCGGCGGCATTCTTTAGCGTCTAAAAACCAGTCGGCATGCCCTTTTTCGTGAACAATGTCTAGGAAATAGTTTTCTTCATGTCCACAGTTCTTTGCCATCATCTTGTAAACTTTTTGATTTAATCTTTCGACTTCTTGAGCATTCGTTTTGATTTCTTCAACTTTACCCCACCCCATCGAACTCACATCATGAATCATAACTGTCGCGTCTGGGTCCATGTAGCGGCGTCCCTCAACACCAAAGCTAAACAAAATAGCCCCACAAGACATAGCCTTGCCCTGAACGATAGTAGCAACAGGAATACGCGAATGCTCAATGTCTGAAATCATCGACATCAAGCTGTAGACTTGCCCTCCATAACTATCGATTATAACAGGCAAGACAGGCTGTCCTGTGTTTTGTGCTCTCGCCACATCCTTGGAAAACTCCTGCGCTGCCTTCTCGTCAAACTTGTTAACGCGAATCACCACTGGCAAATTCTCACTTTTAAACTTTACCTCTTTAAGAAG